GTGTCGGTCTGTGCTAAAAAAACGCCCTGTGAGCGGCTTCCCTTGCTTGAGTTACATGGCTTGCATGCAATCACCATGTTCTCCATATCCATTGCCAGTTCTGGATGGTGCTTGATACTCATTACATGATCAACTGTTAAGTCATCACTGCTACCACAGTACATACAGGTATAACCATCACGGCTTAGCACCTTGAGTCTAGCTCTACGGTAAGCCTTAGTATTACGAGGGTCGCCCTTCTTACTACTCAATGCCAACCCTTTCGTAACCAGTGAGACCATGCCTTGCATGTATCACCATCATATCTATGATCTATATATTTAATGCCATAGCGTACCTGTTCAATCGGACTCTTATCATATATCAGTGCGTTCTTTAATTGAGGTATTCCATAGGTATGATATTTACCAGATAGATTGCCTATTGCGTAAGGGTTAAAGGCTGACTCTTTACCATATAACTTAATCAGGCAAACAGCTTCTCTTTGATCCATAGACATACGAATAAAGTCTTTAGGTTTAATAGCATCTATTGAGCCACTAGATGCATGTGCCATTGGTATAAATAGAGATATCCCAATAGCGGCGGCTACCCCCCGAGCTACGCTCAGGCGGCTCGGAGTGAGCCCTTGATGGGCTCTAGCCTGTAGAGTACCATGGCTGTCAAACATGTGGATAACTCTCGCGTTGATTGCGTGTCGCACCCTAATTATCCACAGGTGTGCATAACTATTTATCTGTTGAGTAAAATCCTTCACCCTTGAACTGGATATTAGGAACTGAGTAAATCTTCTGCATCGAGCTGTGGCAGAACTGGCAAGTAACTGTATGTGGTTCATGGATTGATAACTCCTTCTCGTAGCGCAAGTTAGCCTCGCATTCCTCGTTGGTACATTCAAATTCGTATATTGGCATTAGCGAATCTTTCCCAAATTAGAACGTATCAAAGCTGCTTGACCTTTTACACCCATGGCAAACAGAAAGGTTCTATACATAATGTCACGCTTTACCCCATCTGGCCGCTCGAACTTAAAGTTATACGGACTTGGAACGATTAAGCCATTGGATTCCCAAACACGATCCCACCATTTGCCTCTACTTATAGGTAGCAAGGCAATGCCGTCACCATGAGCTATAAACTTATCAACCCAAGGAGTAGGAGTGCTGTATGGTGGGTTCATCCACACGAATCCCTGCCACACTTGAGTTAGTCCGTCATCTTGCTTTGTGTATCTATTTAAGCAGGGCACATTGGTAACAGATTCATGAGAAGCTACATCCAAGTCAAACAGACAATTGAGCGCATCAAACACCGATTTAGGAGTAAAGTGCTGGTCGCTATTATGGTTCTCTAAATTACTTATCGAAGCCATCACACGTCCTACATGGCACATTAACCAACTTCCACGATCCACATTGTGTGCATCTTTCAGGTTCTAATTGTACCGAGTCTTTCTGAATATCGCCGTAACCTGCCATTAACAATAAGTCCACTAAATCGCTCATACGCATGAAAGCAAGGTATTTACTCGCGTCCTCGCCTTGTCCATTCATTCTGCATACAACGATGCTTCTTTCCTGACCTTTAGCTCTTTCCTCTGATTGCTTCAAGAAGGCTAAAGGTTGAAAGGAAGAACGCGCCTTAACTTCAATGTCGAACGGGACATTCAGCACGTCCTTCCCTGCACCCCGACCAACGACTGCGCTTCCCCACCATTGCGAGAGATAGGCTGCCACTACTCGCTCAGTTCGTAGTCCTCGGTCTTTTCTGTGTCGTGTCATGCACGTCCAGCAGAATTAACAGTGCCACAGTCTTCACAGATCCACTCATTACGCAGGTAACGCTGTCTGATCTGCACACGATTGGGGAACTTATTGCACAACTGGCAGATGAGCTTGTAGCCAAGTTCTTCCAGCAATAGTGCGTTCTCTCTAAGATTGGCTTGCTGTTCTTCATTGGGAAATTGCTCCCATTCACCATCTTGATTTAAGAATGTAACGTGTCCCATCATGCAATCGCTTTCTCAATAGCTTGAATAGTTTTGCAAGGATAATATGTGTAATAATCAATATCTACAGTACAGTCCTTACATACATCTTTGACAAAATACTCCGATGAAACAGGTTTATGTAACTCAAGAATCGCAAGTACAGAATCTGAAATTTGACAGTTCCAACAGCCAAACTCACATTTGCCCTTGACATTCATAGAAGGACATTTGTCGTCAATATTTAACTTGATTCTTTCAATTAATTCATCATGAGTCATTATGCAGCTCGTCTCTGCCATGTACCATCTTTGGCAATTTCGTACCAGATAGGATCACAAGGCTGTTCGCCTCCTGGCATATCTCTGGTTGCTTGAGCAGGACAACGCCAATGACCCCATTGCTTATTACCAGTCTTTGTTGTCCCAGTTTTCCAGATTCGCTTGCCATGCACACAACTTTCGTCCACCGCAGTGCCACCAAGAGCCTGCTGAACCATCTCGACTGCTGTCTCTAAAGTCTGAACTGGTGGTGCTTCCCAAGTTGTCCATGGATCATCTGCCTTTGCTACTGGAACATATTGCTGTGAAGTATCTGCCATCTTAGCTTTGACCTGTTGTACCGAATCTTGTACCACTTGCTTTGCAGCTACTTTGCTCATTTCTTCCCGAGAAGCCCTTTTACCTTTTGTGGCATATCCAGCATTAGCAAGAGCGCGCCCAATTGCAGATGTTTCACAATTCTCCAATGCAGAGGTCGCATTAACTCCTCGACCTTGTACAGTTTCCTCGGCGAGTCCAGTAGTCCAAGGACGCGCATCAGCTTCTGTTCTGTAGATAGATGCCAGCACAATGAATCTGCTTGCGGTTTGCTCGAGCAACTGTGTATGTATTTGTCCATCTTTGTGATCCTTCCAGAACTTAACTAGGCGTTCCTCAACTGTCTCATAATCATCTAAATTAAACATTAATCAATCTCCTCTGAAAGGGCAAGTTCTCCTGCAATAGCTCCGTAACCAAGCAGGTCGAGCCAATGGTCGAGCAAGTATGGGGACTCTTGCGTTCTGCTAATCTTGACTAGCTGCATGATGATGGCGACTTGATAGTCGTGTATTGGAGTCTCAAGATATGCAGATAAGAGCATTGCGGTTCTGCGCATATTGTCTTTACTGTCACCGTGAGTATGGTTGCGGACACGGATAGTGTCGCCTGCTGTGGCAAGTAGTTCATCTGCTCTCATCGCCCAACCTGCTCGAGCTGACGCTGTGTCTTGCGTAGGGCAATACGCCCTGCAATCTTGCCGTGTTCGTGTCCTTTTGAGTAGCCGATAAGAAAGCCAGTAAATATGCCGACCAATCCCATCAGGATAAGTGCATGATCTGTGTTCATTGTGAGCCCTTCTGTACGCCGTATTTCGTGTACGGCAGAAGTATTACATCAGGTGTAGCTGACAGAAGCCAAACTTGTATAACGAAACGATAACGATTTCATCAATCGTCTCGTCTCCAAAGTCTGGCCTAGCGAACCCTTCCATAGACCTTCCCTTGGACAATGAACGTGCCATTCTTCTCAATGTGGATAATGTCCACTTGAACGTTGCTTCCCTTGACATACATAATGGCAAAGGCTTGCTGCCAGTTAGCCGTTCCCTTGGTATATGAGGCTTGTCTAAAGTCCATGAGATTACCTACCTCAACTCCATGTAGAACACGCCCTAAACGGCCTCCAGAGGCTTCTGAGAAGGCACTACGCCCTGCTCTGTGAGTATGTCCTGAGATGACGTTCTTGCCATGCCTACGGGCTGCTTCAAGGGCTGATAGCCCACCTAGTTGCTTGATAGGCGTATGGTCGCCATGAACTGCAATCCAGTTAGGAGCAATAGCCATAGGAGTCTTGTGAAAGGTTATGCCTAGCTCATCAAACTTCATGAATTTCTCAAAGCGCAGCTCTGGCAAAGATAAAAAACTAGGGATTTTTTTCATGATTATGTTGTAAAGACGGTCCGTGTGGTTAGATCGTATACAGTCTGTAACGCCAAGTTCCCAGAGAAGCTGCACACACTGGTCTCGGTCATCGCCAAGGGTCTGCTCGTAGGCTTGAGGTGTACCTTCAGACCACTTGCTTATAGTCTGGAAATCAATCTCGTCACCTATAGTAACTGTCTGGTCTGGCTTGAAGGTCTTAATGAATCTAATTATATTTTGGGTTACATGTAAATCATGATATGGAACTTGAAGGTCGGACAGAATCAATATCCGTTTGACTGTCATTTAGTCCTCGTCATCGTCCTCGTAGGGATTACCCGATATTTTCTCGATGGGCTTGACTGGCAGAATCCAGTCAGGATAGGACTCACGATCTAATAGAAGCCAGAAAGCCATATCAGTAGAAAAGCCAGCCTTGCGCAGACTGGTGTAATAAACGTGCAAAGCAATGCAGTATTGGTCTAGAGCTGAATAAGCATCTAGGTCAATGACTTTTTTAGTTCTTGCCATGAGATAAGTGTTACTTACCTAACAACTCGATAATGGTATCGACACGCGTTTCAAGGCGATTGACTTGATCCTTAATAGATGAGCCGCCATTAGGCTTAAGCTCTGTGAGGTAATGCTTAATCATGAATTGTGTGTATGAAGCCATACCACCAAGAACAGCGATAACACCCACAGCCCAAGCAGCAAGGTCTACCGCGCTCATTTTTTAGGCGTGGCGTATCCGAATACACCTGCGACAAGTGAACCAAGGATTGCACGATAGTCCAGAGCAAAGTTAGAAGTTGTGCCCCATACTGCTAGGAACGCTCCTACTGACATTACATAAGGGTTTTTCATATTCATGCTGTTCCGCCTATCATGGGTACATTAAAGAACGAGCCATCTGCATCGCCCTCCTTGGTAAAGCTAATATGGCAATGATGATTGTGCTTATTAATCCCATCGTAAGGACGCCAAGCCCAAGCCTTCTTAGACGATGCGATTCTGCCATCGAAGATAATGTAACTAATTCGCTTATCGCCACGTTTTGCACAGAGTCGTAGTTGATCCGCAAGGTCAGGCATGAGGTCTGGCTTGGCTTTGCCAGATAAATCCCTGTCAATGTCAATGGCTCGGACGATACCTTCTGCATCAGGATTGTGGTCAGAAGGACGTGCTTGATGACGAGTGTCGCCAATCCAGCCGTCTGAGGTGCGATCTCTATCTGGGTAGTTATCATCGACTTGAAGCCTTAACTGTTGCCCAGCTTTGCATAACTTTGGGCTCATGCCAATAAGAGTTTAGCTTCATCGGCTGTGATGCCGAGCTTGACTAGAAGTGCAGCCTTAGCGATTGCAGCGTCTTCTTCGTTTGCCCTGCGATCTACTGAATCTTTTGCCATAGCCTGAATCTCAGCAATTTCTTGCGGTGTAGCTTCGCGTTCAATTGCTTCATTAGTTTCTACATTGTGTTCAAGTATTTTCATTAGTTCACTCCGTAAAGGGTATAAGTACCTGCTGACCAAGTACCTGCTGATGGTGTCATAGTGATTGCTGTCACAGCTGAAGTTGTGTTGATTGAACCTGAAACAGCGTAAGTGGTTCTCTGGCCCGTAGAACGCTTGAAGACCTCATAACCTGTTGCTAATTTATTTGTGGTGGTATCCGCATAATCATAAATTGTTAGCATTAGAGTATTGTCGCCGTCAGTATTATCAATTAAAGAGTTATTAAAGCCGAATACTGTTGAATTATAATAAGAAAGAGCTGTTGTGGCTGAACCGTTTGTCACTACGCTTTCATTGATTGTATAAGAATAGTCACCAGCTGTTGTTAAAGAGTTAATTTTGCAGTTGAGATCAAAATCGGTGCTTGAGTAAAAATTACGCATAATTAAGACCAGATTTTTATATGAACCAGAAATTGATGTAAGGGCCAACGACGCTCCTGAAAGCGAGCCAGAAGCAAGCGATGTCATGGATGAACCAGCCGCTGCCGACCATGCCAATCCAGTTGCAGCGGTTGAATCTGCTGTCAAAACTTGACCATTAGTGCCGACAGCCAAGCGCGCATCGGTTGTTGAATATGTATAAAGGTCGCCTTTGGTTGTTAGTGGACTAGAGCCACCAGATTTAACAACCCACGCTGATCCTGAATAAACAAGAATTTGATCAGTATCTTTGAGATAGCAAGTGTTGCCCTCTTGTGGGCTTGTTACTGCCGCATCTCTTGCTGTTGCACTAGCAAATACCCAGATACCTTGCATAAGGTAACCATTAGTATCGGCTGCGGTCAGGACGTCACCTGTCGCAAATGTCTTAAATCCCTGTCCTGCTGCCATGATTCTCCTAGTATCCCAATGTGTTAGTGCCGATTATACCGTAATACGAACTATTCAGAATGAAAGCGTCTGCTATCGGTTCTAAAGTCGTAATAATGCAGGTCATTTTATTAGGCGTAATAGACCAATTAACGCCTTGAAACTGTAGATTTTTAACAATAGTGCTGTTGTCTGGCTGGATATTGGTGATAAGCAAATTATCAAAATAATCCAGCCCAATCATTGTGTCGGTTGGAACTGAAGGGTCTAACAGATCGACTGTCATCTCGTCAATGCGGATAGTTGTCTCTTGACGGGTAGCAATGTATTCCTTGGCAATCTCAGAGACGATGGTATCTGTCTCAGCTACAAGGTCAGTTTGTGTAACTGAGTGAGGAAAATATTTATCAACTGAAGTCTGATTGGTTACAACCTGAACTGTGCCGCCTACGCGTCCTAGGTTGGCTTGGTTAATGATGAGTTTGTCATCAAAGGCATACTTAAGATTCTTGTAGGGAATTCCACCAGTTTGATTAAAAGCTGTTGGAGCAATTGCCAAAGAAGCCATGACCTGCGCTCTGGACTTAAAGACGGCTGTCCCTGAGCCATCGCAATAAAATGCCCCTGTTTCTGAGAATTCTGCATTTTTGATGGCTTGAAGGCTTGTACGATTAGTTGCAGGATCAGCAACACAAGTATTAGCACCTGCCGCGATTGTACGCATTGTAGAAGGGAATGAGACTTGATCTAGTATTTTGCCAATGCGAGTGCCTGTTGTTTGCCCCGCGCCTGAGTCTGTAACGGTATTGACGTTAGCCATATTGAATAGGCGAAAAGCATCTTGGCAGACAATATCAACATAACCAGTTTCTTGATTGACTGGGTAGGTATAGCGGTATTCGATTGCATAGCCCGAAAATAAGAATTTTGAAGTTGTTGCCGTGGTTGCAGATACACGCAATTTTCGAAGTGGCACAAGGTAGCCATAATAGGGGCTGGCTGTGTTCTGAGGATTAAAGTAACTGAGAGGGTCTAAGACTCTGACTGTGCACTGTCCTGCCTCGTACTGATCGCGCTGGATATTGCGCCCACGGGTAATGCTTATTTCATAGACATTAGGAGTCAAGTCAATGACAGGTTCACTACCAGAGGCTTCTGCTGCAAGAAGGGCAGTACCAATAATGCCATTTTTAGTATCTCCAAGTACGAGACCTTGAAAACCAAAGGTTGCGCCGTTTGAAAAGTCAAAAGAAACGGCTATCTGAGCTGGGAGTGCCATTAGCCGAACATACCTGCGATTCTACCAATTTGAGATGGTGAACCTGAAAGACTTGAAAGCTGCGCTCCTGCTAGGACTTTATCAATAAGTTCCTGCTCGCGGATCACATTGCCTTGAACTTGCACGTTAATGATGGTGTCGCCGCCACCAGTCTGCATACCGTAGTTTGGATAATCCGTGTTGTTATATTGGTTAGCAGTTGAGCCAGCATAGTCTCCATAACCTGCTACAACGCCGATGGCGGCTAGTTCAGGGGCTAACCCTGCTGGTCTATAAGTAGCAGTTGAAGGGGAAGTTAAAGCGTTTAATTTCATTTGGAAGTCAAGAATCCATTGATCTAAGAAAGCAAAAGGATTGGCAATTTTTGCATTGCCTATGCTTAAAAAGTATTGGTAAAGTTTTCCTGTTGAGTCCTGAGCCATGAGGATATCTTTAGTCAGTTTGGTAGCAAGGTCAGCATTGCCGTTTAGGATTGCTGCTTGAGCCTCAAGGCGAGTTCTATCCTCAGCCGAGAGGTTGCCCTTGAGTGCTGCAATAATTTGAATCTGCTCTAAGTCAAACACTGAGCCAGCCTTCTTCAAATCTGCTTGTTTTTTCTGTTCTGCGGTAAGAGCCTTTTGTGCCGCAATTTGCTTCTTTGTAAGATTAGCCAAGTCCCGTGCTCGCTTAGCTGCTTCTTCTTCTGCTTTGCGTTGTTGGGCTGTGCGAGCATAAGTACCTGCTGGCGATTTAGAGCGATTGGTTGAAGGCTTAGCACCTGCCATAAGAGCATTGACATCACCGCCTGCAAGCAAGTTTGTATATCCCTTGCGGAACTTCTCAACCAAGCCAATGGCTGATCCTAAGAATACAATCAGATTGCTGGTTGCTTGAGCAATATTGTCGATGGACTTGGCCGCATCGCTGGCTTCTGTTCCACCGCCAATACGAGCAAATGCATCAACTAAGCCTTTACCGATTGTTTCCTTGGCATTATCAGTTGCTAAAGTAAGCACATCGAGCTTGTAAGCAGTAGTAGTCAAATAGGCATCGGCTGCGCCAGCAGACTTGGCAAGCATAATTCCAAGGACTTCATTAAATGACTTGCTCTTTAGTTCTGCTGCTGTTAAACCCGTGTTGTACTTCTTAAGACCCTTTGTAATTCCCACATATCCGTTAGCCAAATCCTGTGAGACTGTAGCCAATTCAATGCCACTTGCCCTGCTGATTTGAATGGCATTGTTAAGTAGTTTCTGTGATTGGGTAAGTGATCCAGTAGTGGTAAGCAATGCTTGAAAGGCTGGACGAAGAACATCATCTGCAATGGCTGAGGATTTCTCAAGGTTAGCAATGAAGTCTGTAACGCGGCTCTGAGACATGGAGAGACCAAGGTTATCTACAGCAGTTGCCAGTCTCTTGGCTGATGCCTCATCAGCTGCAAAGGCTTTAACTGACGCTTTACCGTAATTAACAAGTGCAGCCGTACCTAGTGCTAGACCAAGTTTTCCTAAAGTCTTATTAAGTTTATGTGCGGCTGATTCAGCCTTCTTAAAACCACGGGTATCAGCCTTAGACCCAATCTTAATTTCTTCATAGATAGTTGCCATTATGCTGCCTTCCCAATGCCTTCTCTAACACGGGCTCTAAATTGCACTAGAGCTGTGTCAATAGCCTTATTGACTGCGCCTTCTGCTTTGCCTCTGTCATTAGCCCACGCGCGATAGATAAGACGACCACGACCTTTAAGGCTGCCTGTTAGAGGTGGCAAGTTAGCAATAAACTGCTGTCCTGCTTTGGGATTGGTTGAATGGCTAAACTTGTGGCTTGCTGATCCTTTAGGACCGACCCAAGGTTGGCCCTGTGCGCCATTGCGTCCTGCGCTTTCATAGATTGCGCCAACTCGACTATTATTCTGAACGCTTGCCATTGAACTAAAGCCTTCAGAGTTTATCTTGCTTGGAACGGCAGAATACTTAATCCCACCAATAATTGTTGAAGCACTATAAGAAGGAAATCTTGCTTCGCTAAATGAACGACCAGCCCAACCACGCATAGGAGATACAGCAGGGACGAATCCTTTTGCTTCTCTTACTACGGGACGCAGGACATTGCCAATTTCTTTGCGCAAGGTCTTTTCTAGGTCTGGAGTAAAGCGGCGCATTGCTTTGCGTATATCAGCGTTTCCGCGTATTTCGATGCGCATCGCTTCGCTCCTTCGCTATGTCCCTAAGGACTTCTAAATGTGCCTTGAACGCCATAGTTGGCAGTTCCACAATGGTTTGAAACGGAACTCCATACTCGTAACTCAAGCGAGCTGCGAGATAGGTGAGGGAGTTCCGATCTACCCTAAAGGGTCAGATTCCAGCACTTCCACGCTTTTTAACGTTGAAAGGAAATCTTCCCCGAAAGGTTTGACTGTTTCACCCGAACGTCTAATTGCTTCCCAGCACAGCCAATACACGTCTGACTGCTTCTGATCTTCAATCAAGGCTTTATGAAAGCCCTTCTTGGCGTATTGCTCGAAGGCGTATTCAATCAGTGGAGTAATCTCGTACTCTGTTACTGAGTTGTCAGCCCTTGTTACCTTTAGCTTTGCCATTTTTAGCCCCTTAGTTAGTTATCAGGAAGTTGTGATTGCTACTGTACCAGAGACGTTCCAAGTTACAGACTGAGTTGATAGATCGCCAACTGCACCGTTGATGTCGGTTGTGTTGTTGATAAGGCAAGTCATTGTGTAAAGAGGGTTTGTCGCTGAGGTTGCAGCAGAAGTCTGCTTGAGTGTAACTGTAGCGTTGTTGCCCCATTGTGCCTGAAGTGTCTGGAGAACATTCGCTGTAGCTGTATCGTTGAGGAAATCGATAGTGACTGAAGAAGCCTCTAGACCCTTGACGAATTTGTGACCTGAATCACCCATTGCTGTTACTTCGAGTTCATCGAATGAGCGGTTAAGTGTTACAGATGTGACGTGGTTTGAGAGATCAACTGCATTGACAGTTAAAACTACTCCATTGCTCATGAATACTGCCATTTAGGTTATTCCTCTTCTTTCTTAGATGTTGGTTTTGGTGCTTGTGTTGCCTGTGGAAGCTGACCAATCTTGATTAGAAAGTCGGCTTGCTCCTTTGTCCAATCGTCCATCGATTAGCTCCATTCCGTAAGGGTACTGATTGCAATGTCGCAAGTCAGTAAATCTCCAGAAGCGATTGACAACACGCTAGGCGCGCTGACGCTTCCTACGTTAAATACAATGCTGGAGGCTTCTAAGAGCGCAAAGACCCGAATTATGTCGGCTTCTATGCCAGCAAGGTTGCCCTCATTGTCAAGCAATGGGACAAGGATAGAAATCTTAAAGTTAGCCATTGGAGCAATTGCTGTGTAGTCATTATTGGTTGGGACAATATAAGGATCAGCAGGAGTGACAATAACTGAGTTTGCTACAGGCGTGGCAGGTGGAAACGAATAAACTGAATATTTTGTGTTATCGGCTAGAGCCGTTGCAATCGATGTGCGGAGTGTGGTTATCGCTGGCATCAGCCCACCATGGAGTTAGGTGCTAGGTAAGGCGCAATGAGTCCTCGAACGCGAGCCACAAGCT